TAACATCTGCTGTTGGCACAGTTGTTCTTAATACAACATCGGTAGCAACACCTTCTGGTGAGGCACTATCCACGGCTCTCGGCACACCAGTCATTAATGTAATTGCCAACCCAACCGTATCGGTTACAGGCTTTGGTTTAACACAAACAATTGGCACGTACGGTGTCACCGCAGGTGGTCAAGTTGCTATTGATGCGTCTGCTGAACCAGACATGGACATGTTCCTTGGTACGGTTAGTGTTGATGCTCAAACTCCAGTAGCCGTCACAGGTCAATCAGTAACCACGGCCCTCGGAACTGTTAATGTAGATTTATTGACAGAGGTGTCTGTAACTGGTCAATCTTTAACTTCTAGTTTAGGAACAGCGGAAATTAATGTCGATGCTACAATAGTTCCAACAGGTCAAACTGTTAGCTCTGCTCTTGGGACTGTTACAGTCAATGCGTCAGCAACAGCTCTACCAAGTGGTAATATTATTTCATCTGATCTTGGCACCGTTACTTTAGCATCTAATGTAATAGTTACGCCAACAGGTATTCCGATGACCTTAGAATTAGGTGATGAAGCCGTCTATGCTTGGGTAACAGTTGATGATGATGCTAATACACCATGGACCAACGTTGATGATGCAGCTACTAATAATTGGACAAATGTTGATGATTCTGCTACAAATACATGGCAGGATGCAGCTTAGGTAAATTATGTCAACATATTCAACAAGACTACAAATTGAGCTAATTGGGATAGGAGATCAGGCAAATGCCTGGGGTACAACTACCAATAACAATTTTTCACAATCACTAGAACAGTCTATTGCAGGGGTATATACAAAAAATATATCATCTGGAACAACAACGGTTTTGACCAATACCAATGGACCTTCTACTCAAGCAGATAACGAGAACAGACAAGCTGCTATTATATTTACCAATGCGGCGGCTAATCATACAGTACAGTTTACAGCAAAAGAAAAATTATATTTTTTACGAAATGCTAGTACAACATATACCGTTACGGCAAGACTAGGAGCTTCTGGTAATACGTATGTTATTAATCCTCAAACAAGTGTTTTTTTAGCTACCGATGGTACCAATTGGTATGAGCTACAAACTCAAGGTGGTGTATGGATTACAAAAACAAGTGCTTATACAGCACTAAGTGGAGATAAAATATTTGTTGATACAAGCAGTGCTCCTGTTACCATAACATTACCTGCTTCACCTAGCACAGGGGATGAGGTAAGATTTGTTGACTTAGCAAGCACATTTGATACAAATAATTTAACTGTAGGAAGAAACAGTTTAAAAATAAATGGAGCTACAGCTGATTTAACTGTTGCTACAGAAGATGCGGCGTTTGCTTTAGTGTATTCTGGTGCAACTTATGGTTGGAAACTAACGGAGAAGTAATATGGCAACTTATGAATCAATTAAATATAAAATATCAGGGACTGCTATTACGGGCGTAATGCAGGAATCAGAAAACTTAAATGATGTAGCAAATGCAGCAACATCTAGAACTAATTTAGGTGTTGCAATTGGTTCTGATGTACAGGCTTTTATTTCTGCTACAGCAGGAACTAATGCTAACGGAACAAGAACAGTAAGTACCAGTGGACCTAGCGGTGGTTCTGATGGAGATATTTGGTACAAATATACATAATGCCTCATGCCAATTTATGTTAAATCAGGTGGTACGTGGCGTGAGATAAGCTCTGATGCTGGCTCTCAACTTTACGTGAGAGACACTACTTCGTTTACAAACAAAACAATTAATAATGTTTATATAAAAGACGGTGGTTCATGGCGAACCGTGTTTACTTTATTTGATACACCAAGCACTTTTACAACAGCAGGCTCTGGCACTACTAACTTTACCGTGCCTTCTAACGCTAATGCTATTCATATTAAACAAGCAGTTGGCGGAGGAGCTGGAGGAGTTCAAGGTGCACAATATGATAAAGCTGGCGGTGAATCAGGTGGAACAGGTGGAGGATCAGGAGCTTACATATCTGATAGAGTTTACACTGTTGTGGGAGGAGAAACTTTAACTGCTGTAGTAGGAGCTGCAGGTGGAAAATCTACAGGAAGTGCTTACAATACTACTGCTGGAAGTGGAGGAGCAACAAGTTTAACAGGTTCTACAACAAATCAATTATTTTCTTTAGGTGGAGGTGTTGGTGGATCGGGAACAGGCGGAGGAGTACAAGGTCCTCTTCGTAGTAATAATCCAAGTCAAGGAGGAACTGCAACTTTAGGAACTTCTTTATCAACAGGAACAACTGTTGATGGAATAAATATTACAACTTTTAATACTGGTCCTAATTCTACTTTTAATTCAGGAGGAGACGGCGTTGCGGGAGTAACAGGATCAAACTGTAGTGGTGATAACTGTCATGTAAATGGAGGTACTGGTGGTGATTCTTATAATGGTAACATAGCTGGTGGTACAGCTGGTTCTCCTGACTCTACTGATGGCGGTGATGGATCACAAGGATCTGGCGGTGGCGGTGGTGGTGCTGAAAATGCTACTCAAGGTGGTGATGGCGGCGCTGGTGAAATTGTATATAGATTTATGAGGATTGCATAATGCCTCTTACTAAAATAGCTTTTGCCCCTGGCATTGATAAACAAGATACCGAATACGGTGCGGCAGGTCGTTGGGTTGACTCTGACTTTGTACGCTTTCGTTATGGCTTACCAGAAAAAATTGGTGGTTGGATTAAATTAATAACTAATACATTAGTGGGTGTTGCACGAGACATGCACGCATGGACCGATCTTAACGGTGTACGGTACACGGCCATCGGCACCGATAGAAAATTATATATTTACACAGAAGGTGTAGCGTATGATATTACACCAACAAGATCAACAGGCTCAATTACAGGTTTTACAACAACGAACAATTCACCTACCGTTACAGTGACTGATCCAAGTCATGGCGCTGAAGTAGGAGATTTTGTTACTATCTCTTCTACGTCTGGTGCCGTTAACGGCATACCTGCAGCTACTATGGATGCAGAATATGAAATATTAACAGTGCCAACAGGCAATACCTATACAATTACAGCGGCGGCAAATGCCACAAGCACAGGAGCATCGGCAGCGACAGCGACAGCGACTTATCAAATATCTGTTGGAACGGCTGTATCACAGTATGGTTATGGTTGGGGTACATGGCAGTGGGGTAAAGAAGCATGGGGCACGGCTCGTTCTACGTCAAACGTTACTATTGAAGGACGTAACTGGTCTTTTGATAACTTTGGTGAAGATTTATTAGCAACAGTAAACAACGGATCAACGTATCGTTGGGATACTTCGGTGGGAACAGGCACACCCGCAGCTGTTGTTTCAAGTGCACCTACAGTGTCACGATTTAATTTAGTATCAATGCCTGATAGACATGTATTTTTATTTGGTACAGAAACAACTATAGGTAGTTCTACAACACAAGATGATTTATTTTTACGTTTTTCTTCACAAGAAGATTACACAACATGGACTCCTACAGCAACAAACACAGCAGGTTCTTTTAGAATACAAGATGGGTCTAAAATTGTAACAGCAGTTAGATCTCGTAATGCTGTTTTAGTTTGGACTGATACAAGTTTAAATGCATTACAATTTGTTGGTGCACCTTTTACTTTTAACCTAACACAAATTGGTGCAAACTGTGGTGCGGTGTCATTACACTGCGCTGTTGATGTTAATGGTACAGCCTTTTGGATGTCACAAAATTCTTTTTACAAATTTGATGGTGCAATTTCTAAGATGCCTTGTAGTGTACAGGATTATGTCTTTGAAGATTTTAGTATTACGAATCAACCAGAAACGTATGCAGCAGTAAATTCTGAGTTTAATGAAGTTACATGGTTTTATACATCTAATAATGCAACACAAATAGATAGATACGTCACATATAATTATTTAGAAAATTGTTGGTCGACTGGCAGCTTAGCAAGAACAACATGGCTAGATTATGGTGTGTATCAAAAACCATATGCTACTGAATATTCTACGACAGCTATTGCAACTAATGATACTATTAACGGTTTAACAGCAGGTGCAACAACATTGTATCAACACGAAACAGGGGAAGATAATGTAACAACAGCAATACCTGCGTTTATTGAATCAGGTGATTTTGATATTGCCGATGGTCAACCATTCTTACACATAGGAAGAGGAATACCTAACTTTA